CGGAGATCCCGCAGGAATTTTTTTTAAAATAATAGTTGGGGAATGGTGTTTACAAAACCCCAACTTAAATCTATAATATTAGAAAAGTATATAAAGATATGTATATTAAAATTAGCACAAGGGGGTACAATATAATGATAACTAAAGAAACATTCCTGGAAGAAAAGAAAAAACTAGAAGATATGATAGTTGAAGAAAAAAAGACAATGGATAAAATAGTAATGAATATCAATAAAGTAACTGCTGCATTGAACTGGGTAAACGCAGAACTTGAGAAAATTCCAGAAACACCAAAGAAGAAAAAGAAAGGCCTTTTTAGTAAAAAATGAAAATAGCTTTAGATAAATGGCAGCAGGAGATTGTAGATTATCGGGGAGACATCATTTTATGCAAAGGCCGAAGAATAGGGGGCACGGAGATATTTGCAATTAAGGCTGCAGAGAGAATGGTTTCTGATCCAGGCATTAAAATTGTTTTTTTATCTCTTACAGAGGATCAGGCCAAATTGATTATAATTGTAGCCTTGGAGCATCTGCAGAGAAAATATCCAAAGATGATTGCTAAAGGTAAAGATAAACCAACACAGAGCCAGATCACATTAATTAATAAAGCATCAACTAAAGTCAGGCCCGTTGGAAATACAGGTAACGCAGTAAGGGGCTTCGATGGAGATGTTTTGGGAATCGATGAGGCACCTTGGCAACCCAAAATGATGTGGAAAGCTGCAAGGCCCATAATTAGTACAAACAATGGAGAAATATGGATGTGGGGCACTCCTGCAGACAAAGAGGGCTATTTCTGGGAGCAATACGATAAAGCCTATAATAAGAAGGATCCAAACGCAAGGTTTAAAGTATGGCATAAAAACTCGGAAGATGTTTTATTTAATAGGCCTGTTTGTGAATCCTGGACACAAGAGCAACATGATGGAGCTATAAGAATTTTAGGAGAAGAAAAAAGAGATATGAGTGAGTTAGAATATGGAAATGAATATCTTGGCTTATTCCTGGAAGATTTACAAAGACTATTCACAGCAGACTGGATAAGAAAGGTTATGATATTAAAGCGTGATGGAATTATAAGAGGCAAAGCATATATTGGCGTAGATGTGGCAGGAATGGGAAAAGATTTAAATGCAATAGAGGGAATTGATAAAATTGATAATAATACTATGAGGCAATTTGAAAACATAACTACTAATAAGGAGTATACATTTCAAACTAAAAATAGAATAATAGCACTTGATCAAACTTGTAAATCTAAGAAAATAGGAGTAGATGACGGGGGAGTGGGCTTTGGAGTTTTCTCCGAGCTTTTAGAAGATCCAAGAACACGAGATAAAACTATCCCTCTTAATAATGCGAGCAGGCCTCTGGATGGATCAGGCAAAAGAACAAAAAAGATTTTAAAAGAAGAAATGTATATGAAAACTTTAACTTTAGGAGAAAGAGGGATTTTAAAACTTTTAAGAGATCCAGATGCAATAAAATCTTTTGAATCTGTTTTATTTGAAATGAAAGAAGGTAGAATGCATATATTTGGAAAAGATACACATATCGCTGAGGGTGTTAATCGTGCAGTCTTTTTGGCAGCCCAGGATAAAAGTTTAAAATTGTGGGCGAGATAGTAAAATTTAAGTAGTTGTTATATATTGAATAATCATGACATGGACACTAACTGCAAGCCAGGCAGCTATTAATAAAGCAGGAACGCACGCAAATTCAACAATAATTGCAAGTGCAGCAGCCCTTTTGGATTATTGTACGGATGCAGAAGGCTTTGTTTGTGCTGAATGTCATAATGATTTTGTTTCAGGATACACTGCTCTAAACACACAAATAAAAGGAGTATTATCTCAGGTAGTTTCTTCTTTAGTTGCTCAAGACATAGTAAGCTATGATCCAACAGGATATTTAACAAGAGAGGCAGATACTTTAATGAATTTAAATGATGAAAGGATCGCTCAATCATTGGCATTCTTAAAAGTTAAACAAAACCAAACTTTAAATTAAAATGTTAGCTCCAAAATATAATAATCAAAAAAGCGAAATAACAAGTTATAATTATGAAGATATAGCAGAGGGAACAGGAATAAGGCGTTTTTATGCAGGAATATCTGAAACTTCAACAATAACAAGCTATCTTTTATTACAAAATGCTTTATATGGGTATCCGCAAGTAATAACTGCACAATCCAGACCTTTTGTTTTATCTGCGTTTAATTCTCCTAGAGTAGTGCAGGGGACAGCATATATTGACTTTTCAACAACAGCACAGGCTTTTTTTTCTCTAAAAAAAGACAATGGGACCGCTTCAGCAGATAATACAGACATATTTGCAAGTGTAGCAACAGATGGAAACGCTGCAACTCTAGCGGTAACTATGACAGCCTTAGCTGATAATGTTTACATTTCTGGGTTTACTTTAACGGGGAATAGTAATGATAGTATTACAGTAACAATAAAGAAAAATGGAAATCTTGTTTTAACTAGCACAAGCAGCACAGGTACAATTAGTCATCCTTTTGTTTTTGTTCCTTCTGATTATGCAGATATATTTAACACAGGGGACACTATTTTAGTAGAAACTTCTGGAGCAGGAACTATAAAAAAAGTAGCAGGACAGACAGATAGTAACACTTTAGCAAGTATGACAACTCAAGAGATATATTCTGGGAGCGATACAACTTTCAAACAAATAACTTATTATGAAAATTTGGGTAATGTTGTCTCAACTTCTTCTGGAACTGCTTCTTTATTAGTATCTATGGATATAGCACAAACTCAGTTTAAGATAGAGGAGAAATTAGTTTTATTTGCAGGAACCACTGGAACTTTAGCCTGTGATCCTGTAAATAGAGATGCCGCACCTTTTACAGCAGCAACAAATCACACAAACTTAAATTTATATGTGCCTTTCAAACTGGACTTATAAAAATGGGAAATTTAGATATAAAAGGAACAAAACTCGGAGATAATACAAATCAAGTAACGGCTTACGAAGTGGCTGCTCTAAATGTAGATACAGCCCAAGATTTAGAGGAAACTGCTTGGATGAATAACAGGGCTTCAATTCAGTGGGGATGGTTTAACTCAAATCCAGATTTAAAAAGCGCTTTAGTGATGAAAGCTATTTGGAATGTTGGCAAAGGGTACGAATGTGATGCTGCAACTAAGGTTGAACTTGAGCATATTAAAGGAAATGGAAAACAAACTTTTAGAGATATTTTATTTTCCTTGGAAGTAATGAGAAGGATTTATGGAGATTCTTACGCTGAAATCATAAGGGATGAAAAGACACAGAAGTTAATTAATCTTAAACTGCTTAATCCTGCAGACATAAAGGTTATTTTTGGCAAAGATGGAATGATTAAGATGTATGAACAGATTAATCAAGAGAATAAATCTAAAGCAGCAGAATGGAAGCCTGAAGAAATCCTGCATTTTCAAAACCTTTCAATGTGTGCCCAAACTCATGGAATCTCTGAAATTGATGTGTTAGAGCCAACTTTAAAAGCAGATGAAGAAAGTTTTGCAGATGTTAGAAAGGTTATGCATTCCCAAGCCGTGCCTTTAGTGTTGTGGAAGTTAAAAACAGATGATGTAACAACAATTAATGATTTTGTGGGTAAAATCAACAGAGCAAGGGCTTTAGGTGGGGAAAATGTGTTTATTCCAGATGATGAAAACCTTGTTTCTCATGATATAATCCAAGTTAATCTATCACAGGCTATTTTTGAGTGGAGAAATGATATAAGAAACAAATTCTACAGAAATATAGGTCTACCTCAGATTATACCCGGAGCAGGGGGATCTTCAACAGAAAGTGAAAGTAAGGTTATCTATACAGCTTATGGTAATATTGTAGAGAACGATCAGAAGTATATTGAGGAGAAGATCTGGAATCAACTCTATAAGAAAATAGATTTGATCCCCCCAGAATCTTTAATACCTCAATTACAAGCAGATACTAAAAAAGATGTTGGACAACTTGGTGTTACTCCTGGAGAAATGAGCCCAGGGGGAGAGGCATAAATGGCACAAATAAAACAAGGTACAAAAATAGAAGAAATTCCAAGAGTAAAAACTCCTGAGGTAAAATTACCTGCTTTTGAATCTAGAAAACTTACATTACCTACAACAGATATTCAACCAAAATATGGAACTCTTGCGGTAGATATTGGGGGGGGTAAGTCTATAGTTGTACCAAGAATTATGGCAGAACAAATGGCAGGGAAAGGTCAGGGTATTCCTCAAACAAAGGAAGTGATGGCTCAAAAACAAGAACAACAAAAGAATCTAGAACTTGTTCAGCAGTTGGGAAGTGTTGGCCCTATTACTCCAGAAAGAAGGGCAGAATTAGAGGCTGAAGTTTCTCCTGGGGCTCAATTTGCTGAAGGATTACCTGGAGCATTAAGAGAAGGTACTACTCAAGCTGTTACAAGGGGGTTAACATTAGGTGCTGCAGGTGCTGCTGCAGGTGCTTTAGGTGGGCCTGCTGCTCCAGTTACTGTACCCGTTGCTGCAGCGATAGGTGCTGCTGCAGGTGTAATAAGTGGATATTGGACTGCAATAAGAGGGGCAACAAAGTCAGAAGCTAAAGAAGATGTAAGCAATGCCATGGCAGAATTTACACAATTAAAGAAGGGAATGACTAATGTTGCAACTTTAGCCACATCATCACAGATAAACCCAGAAGAAGCAGTTGAACTTTATAATGCTCAATATTCAAGGATGTTAGAATTACAGGCTCAATTAAAATATTTAACAGATTCAGATCTAAAAGATTATCTGTCAGATGGATCTGGAAATCTCATAACTGTTTCAACATTTTTGGATGAAGTGGCTCCAGTTTATAAAACAAGATTACAAACAGCTTTCTTAAATCCAAGTGAGACAACTATCCCGTACTCCGATGAATTTGAGGGGGAAGAATGAACGACACTTGTTTTAAGGAAATAACAAATAATGATATTTATAATGAAATCAAGACTTTAGGAACTGATTTTAATAAAATAAAATCAAGAGTTAAAATAAATACATGGTGTTCAGCAACAGCATTAAGTTTAGTTGTTGGCATTTTCTTAG